CGGCTAACATAGCATCAACTCTTGCAAGAAAATCCTCATCAGAATCTACGAACATTTCCCCAGATCCGGTAGTCAACCATCCATAGTCTACATTAAATTCTCGACAAATGGATTTTATAACTTGCTCTGTAATATTACGTCTTCCACTCTCTAAAAGAGAAATAGAACTTCCTTTCATACCTATTCGTTCAGCAAAGGCATCTTGAGACAAATCTAAAGTTTTCCTCAACAATTTTAACCTTTTTAACATAGAAAGGAGAAATCATTATGACGAAAAAAGAAAAGAAAGACAAAATTTTAACTACAGCAGAAATGTACAAAGAACTGGATGAGAAAGACAAAATCTTTATCAATGGCTATCTTACAGGCAAACGAGAAGAACGTGCCAAGTGGGAACGTAAGCCAGCATAGGAGGGAGAAATGCAAACAATATTAATAAGTATTTTAACAGCCGCAATTACAACGAAAATAATAGCCACCTATTATTTTAAAAAAATAGATGGCTATGTAGAAAAAATGTGCGAAATGACTCTAAAAAGCAATGAGAAAACAGTAGCTATTATTTTACACAAACTTCAAGAAAACTTTGAACTAGAGGACTGACGATTGAAAAGGAGAGAAAATTGTAGAAAAAAAGACATATTACTGATATTAGTTTCACTTATCTTGTGTAGCGTATTCAAAGCAACAGGAAAAATAATTGGAGGCTTTGAGTATTCACAAACCTTTATGCTTCTTTATCTGTGTCTTGAAAACGTTTTAGAAAAGGAGTGAGAACGATAATAAAAAGAAAACAAATAGAGGCGGAGGAAGTTTTAGCTTTGATCGAAAAGGTGATCGAAGCACAACACAAAGGAAAATATGTTTCTTTTTATCTTAATAACGAAGAAATAAGTGTATTTGCAGAACCGAAAAAATATTTCAAAGGCGAAGAACGATTGTGTGATGTGTCTTTTCACATAATTTTCCGTTCGGGAAGTAGAGAGGGATATAACGAATGCATGGAATATCTTGAAGAATTAATCAAAGAGGAGGAAGAAAAGTGTTCAAAAAAACAATTAAAATTTTTCCTGCACCGCATGTAGAAGTGAGACTACATGTGTCAAAAGAAATGGTGAAAGACTTCAAAGCGTGTTGTGACACAGGCGGTTTAGGACAGCTTTGTACAGAATGTAGCTGGTTTAATGTAAAGATTGGTGCGGCAACGGTTTGCTGTATTAAAGGTCTAAGAAAAGAAATAAGAAGACAGATTGAGAAAAATGGAAAAGAGGAAGGAGAAAATAATGTTTAAATTAGGAAAAGTATTACAAGAGAAAAGCGAGGAATGGAATAAGGTACTTAAGTTCTTAAAGGAGAAGAAAGAAGCATGTTGAATGTCCCATTTGATGTTAATTTTGAAAAACAGCTTATTAAAAAAGAAGCGGAAGAATGTTGGGAAAATCTCATGGAATATGCATCCAGGAGAAACCTTGAACCGGACTTTGTACACAGAGAATTTCGGGAGAATCTAAACAGATTAGCAAGAGAAGAATTTTAAAAAAATATTCATAAGCTAAGAAAGACAACCAGGAGAAAGAATGACTGTGGATGATGATTGGAGATTATCTGGAGAAATATTTCGGATGATATATGGAGGAGAAGAAAATAATGATTAAAGCAGATACAAGGACAATGAGTGTAGAACTTAAAGAAACGGTTTTGGACCAGCTATTAGAGTTTTCTATGATTGTACAGAGCCTGAAAGAAAGCTTACCAGAGGAAGCAAAAGAAGAACTGCGACCTATATTCGAGATTTCTATAACGGAAGATAGCGAAGAACAAGCGGTCGAGAAAATTGGAAAGAGGTTATATGAAAAGATATGCAAAAGGCAGTGATAGATTTAATAGCTTCAAGAATGGTGGAAGGACAGAATATACCCATACTATTTGTCCAAAATAAAAGGATTTCTTTGGACGGATAGCAACAAGATTATCATTGATATAAAAGAATAAGAACACTCCCGGAGCATCCGGGAGACTCTAATGCAGGCGGCAGGGATGCCAGGCGGTCACAACCCCGTAGTAATGCAGAGTGGAGTAACCAGGAGACAAAGAAAAGAAGTGTGATGCAACTATTAACAAAGGAAAGAAGAAAGTAGGAGGAACGATGTTTAGTGCGATAATTGTAAATGATAGCAAGAAGGTGCAGCAGCGTTGGAAATATCAAAGAAATCGGAAATGGAAATGCAGACATTCGTTAACCTTGGAATAGCTGTAAGAGATATGATTGATACGATGTACAGGGATAACAAAAAAGGTAGAAAGCTTGCATTAAAATTATTTACAGAAGGATTTAATAAAACAATGGGCGAATCAACAATTTTGAAAATAAGAGAAGAAGGGAGACATTTAAATGAGTAAAGAAAATATAAAAAGGCTGCATGAAACGATTGCATCGATTATAGCGGAGCGGGAAAACGTGAAAGTTACTGTCGAGATAAACAAAAAAGAAGAATCGGCAGCGTAATGCAAGATAAAAAGAAAGAAAGCAAAGTAAAGATCATCAGATGGACAAACATGGAATTAGAGTGCTTTTATGGAGATTATGTGGAAGCGGTAGCTTATGCCAGAAAAAAAGCAGCGGAAACCGGACAGGATTACATAATAACATAACAAAGGAGAACATCCGAATGCAGCGGATGTTCTCCAGTGTCAAAATATAATTTACGAAAAAAGTTCATTTTCATAATATCAAATCTGACACGAAAAAACAAGCTATAAAATCCGTGAAGGTTCTGATTTTTTTAAGACTTTTAGAGCTTTTACCGTCCTCGTAATAGATAATAACAAGTCGTTGAAATAAATATAACAGGTAAAGGTAAAGAGATGAAGAAGTGTCAGATAAAGAGGGATAAGAGAAAAAAGAATAGGGGAATGCATCTGTTAGAATATGACTATGAGTCTGCTTACAATAAATCTTTAGAGGATATGGAAGAATGGATGACACAACAGCTATTCAAACGCACAAAGACGAACTATGCTCTAAAGACTATTAAAGCAGGGGAACAGTTAGAAGTAGAAATCTATCCTCTTTTTGACAAGAAAGAAGATATCCCAAAAGAAGGAAGGATAAAGAAGGACAATCGCCAGGCACAGGGAAGATTGAACGATAAGAACGCAAGGAAAAGAGTAGAACGTCTTATCAATGCCAATTTTGACGACAATGACCTCTGGTGTACTTTTACATATGACGATGCACACCTTCCTGCCGATGGAGACATAGATGCAGCCTTAAAGAACGTAAAGAAGTTTATCAGAAGGTTAAATTACAAAAGGAAGAAGTTTAACCTGCCTAATTGTAAATACATCTATGTCACTGAATATAATCCTACAGCAAAAATCAGATGGCACCACCACATTATTATGGATGGACTACTTGACCGGGACGCGGTAGAAAAGACATGGAACTACGGAAAACGTAGTCAGATCAGAAGACTGGAAAAGGATGAGAATGGACTTTCTGGCATGGCGAACTATATCGTAAAGGAAAAAGACCGGATTCGTTCGGAGAAGCGGTGGAACTCATCACAGGGATTAAAGCAGCCAGAAACAAAAATAGTAAGGAATAAACGGCCGCAGGCAAAGAGTGGAAATTATAGAAAGATAGAACACTATGTCAATAAGATGGTCCAAAACGAGAACATGATTAAGGAACAGATGAAAGCGTGGTATCCAGACTATGATTTTACAACAGCGAAGGTCTGTTATAACGATTTCAATACACGCTTTTACATATATACGAGATTGCGAAAACAAAAGGATTAAGGAGGATTATAGAAACATGGCAAGGATTAGTAAAGAGGAAAGACTTAGACAAGAAGGTATGGCACAGGCGTATAGAATCGCACAGACAAGAGGAATCGACGGTTTAAAAAAAGAGATTGAAATACGCAAACTTACAGGAATTCCTGTAGGAATAAGCCCATCAGCATTAGAAGAGAGCGTTAGAAGAATTAAAGAAAATACGATTGATACAGTAAATATCTTAACGGCCATGACATTACATGATGAATTTGGCTTTGGTGCATCCAGAATAGAACGCTTTCGTAAGAGATTTGATTTCAAGGCAGAATGCCTGATGGAAAAATACGTTACTTGGTTAGAGATGATAAATGCGTTAAAAGAAGAAACGGGAGTTACTTTCGAAATCCGTAAGAACGAGGCAGACGTTGCAGACACGCAGGCGTATCGCCAGAAGCGTCACTATAACCGTAATGAAAAGAGAGCGGCCAAAAAACTTGAAAAACAAAGAAATAAGAAAAGAGCATAAAAGGAGGGAAATATTATGAGAACAATAGCTATTATGTCCCCAAAAGGTGGGATTGCAAAAACAACAAGCGCGGATACAATTGCGTATATCTTAGGAGAAGAGAAGGGAAAAAAGGTCCTTTTAATTGATGCGAACCCTCAAGGGGACACTTCCAAGGTATATCAGAGATATGATCCAGAAGGAGAAGGACTTTCTGGTCTTTTAGAAAGACACAGATATGTCGGAGGCGGGTTCGATACAAGTTATTTTATCGAACAGACAGATTATCAGAATATCGACATTATAACAGCAAACGGATATTTAATGCAGACAGATATGAGATTACATCTGGAGAGAGAAAAAACACAGATTGAACGCTTAAGAGAGACGTTAAAGGAAGTAGACAAACAATATGACTATTGTATATGTGATTGTGGACGTTTGCTTGACATGGTGGTTATCAATGTATTGATTGCAGCAGAAATGGTGATTGCCCCTGTGAAACTTGGAGGGTTTGAGAACGAAGCAATCTATAATTTACAAGAGCAGCTTGATGATCTGTGTGAATTAAATGAGAAATTGCACATTAAAGGCATTATTACGATGCGACAGAAGAATAAAACAACATTGGAGTTTGAACAGTGGATGAAAGAACAGTCTGGATTTAAAATGTTTAAAACTCCGGTTCGACGTTCGATTGTAGTAGAAAAAGCGTCTATGGCAATGAAGCCACTTCCGGCATTTTCAAAAAATAGTGTAGCAGTAAAAGATTACAGAGCAATTGTGGAAGAACTACTAGGGGAGTGAAAAAATGATCCAGGAAGAAAAGAAAGTCTCCTCAATGGAAAAACTGAATAAAGATTTAGACATTAAGGTAGGGGCAGTTTACTACATGGATGAATCAAGAATACGTGGAGAAAGGATAGACCCCAAAAGAGTAGTTGTAAAAGAGATTTACCCACACATGATTATCGTAGAAGATGAAAAATGGATTCCGCTCAGGAATAACATTAGCATCTGCAGCAGTAGACTTAAGAAAGACAAAATATAAGACTCTAGATAAAGCTTTAGAAGGAGGGAGATAAGCGTGGCAACAGGATTTTCAGTGCTAGATGCCTTGAACGAAAACAGTAAGAGAGGAATAGACGCAACACCCAAGGCGAGATTTCGCACAAAAGATATATCTATTCATAAAATATATTCCAACGCCAGGAACTTCTATCCACAAGAAGGAATAGAAGAAAAAGCAGGAGAGATATTAACCGTAGGATTAATTGAAAACCTGGCCGTTATGTACGCACCATCGGAAGAGGGAGAATACAAACTAATCTCTGGAGAAAGACGATGGAGAGCATTAAAACTACTGGTAGAACGAGGGTATACAGAATATGAGCTTGTAACTTGCCAGGTTAGAAATCCTGCAAATTCTCACGAAGAAAAGATAGAGTTGATTATTGCAAAAATCGCAAAATGAAATTTACCCTCGATATTGATTCACAATCTTTGAATGTAAACCATCGGTGTGTATCTGAAA